AAAACATTAGTTTAGCATAATGGCATACGGATTAAGATATACAATAACACAAGAACTTAGGGATGAAACATCATTAATTGTTAAGATATACGAAAAAAATTATGTCGGTGCAACTGTTACTCCATATATAGGAACAAACGTTTCTTTAGTACCTAATGCATCAAATGAAGACCCAATTGCAATTATAATATCTTCACAATTAAATGTGTCTTTTATTATTTCCGACCAAGACGATTACGATAACTTCCCTGACTTATTAAACTTTGATGAAACAAAGTATTACGTTGAGTTAGTTATTGATAACAATATAAAATGGCGAGGTTTTTTACTTAACGATTATGTGCAAGTTCCATTTACAACAGGTAATCAAGAAGTAAGCATTAGTTGTATTGATGGTTTATCTTTTCTTAGATACATATATTACGATTCAGATGTAAATACAAATTCATTAATTAAATTAATAGACATCATAGGTACTTGCTTAAATGCATTACCATTTGATGATATGATATTTATTTATGCTTGTTGCTCTTATTATGCAGATGGTATGTTTGATAGAGGCGATGCTGGTGCGGATGAACCATTTAGTCAAACTTATCAATATAAAAGAGATTTTTATCAATTAGATTATTATACAATTTTAGAGAATATAATTAAGACTTTTGGTTGTAGATTATTCCAAGCTAATGGTAATTGGTATATTTTGCCAATGAATCAACAAGCTGACACAATTTACTATACAAGATATGTTGTTGAAGATGCGCCAAGTGTAAGTGGGAATGGTACTTTGACAAATACAATAAACATTCAACCATATCAAGAAGGTAATGTTCATTTTGTAAATAATAGTCAAACTAAAATAGTAAGAAAAGGTTATCCTACAATTGAATCAACTTTGCCATATGATTATGCGTCAAATTATATATATAACGGAACTTTTAAGTTTACAACAGGTTCAGGTGCTTCATTAAGGGCAAATGGTTGGAATGAGTTTGAGGTTGCGCCATCAAGGGCGACTTTAGTTATTTTACCAGAAGACCAATCAAATAGGTATGAAGTATTTTATTTAGGTGGTAGCACTAATGCTTATATTCAAAATTATTTTGCATTACCAACGGCTTATGAATATTTGCCAAAAATGTATGGCACAAGGGCAACTTTGTCTTTTGAATTACAAGGAGCAAATGCTGGGGATAAAATAAGAGTTTACATTACGGCTTTTATTGGTGGGGTAACTTACTATTTAAGAGATAATAATGTATGGTCAACAACAGTACATTTTAGAGATGTTACTTATACTACATTCAATACTTATGTTACAAGTACTATTGATATTCCGATGGGATATTCACAAGATTTAAGTTTAGTTATTGAAGGATTAATAGGGGTTAAATTTGAAGCAGCTAATGGTGCAATAGGTGGATATATTAAGAATGTAAAATTAACACAAGGAGATGCAACTATTAAAGAAGTTGTATTAACAAGAAATATTGGTTCTACATCACAAATAGCAACCGATATAGATATACCTTATAGTGCAATTTATCCACCGCAAGGTTCATCACCAATAAGAAATAATGTAGGTTTATTGTTTAAATCAGATGGGGATATTTGGACTGATTGGTACAGATATGGTTACCCACCAGAGTCTTTTACTATGTTAGCTGAATTGATTTTGCGTCAATATTCAAACTTATTAAGTAAGAATATAGCTACTTTAGAAGGCGATTTAGGTGCAATAGCTGGTGCTAATGGTTTTATATATCTTGATAAAACATATACTATTCAAGATGCAAGTACAAACGCTTTGTCTTATAATAATAAGAAGTTTTTAATAAATAGGCTGACATCAAATCCTTATATGGATGAAACAAGCCAAATACAACTTTTAGAGATTACAATGGTTGATAATGCTTCAACTGCTACTGTTGATTATATTGGGGATGTTAGCATAGAAACTCCAAAAAGATATTTTAATAATGCGTAAATTTGTAATATGGCAGCAGTAATTGGAAATAACGTTATGCTTTATTGGCATAGAACAGATGTAGACCCAGAGGTGGATGTTGCATTTGCTTGTAGTACAAATTGTACGTTTAATGTAAGCGTAGACCAAAAAGAAGTAACAAGTCAAACAAGTGCTTGGTTTAGGGAATATAAAAACGATGTAGCTACTTGGAATGTAACCTGTGATGGGTTGATTACTTTGAGTGGCTTTTCTTATTTGTTTATGTTAGACAAGCAATTGACAAGAGAACCAATAGAGATTAAGTTCGTAGTGGATAACGGAGTTGATGGTTTGACTATCATTAACGGAATTTGTAATATATCAAGTTTAGCAATAAACGCACCATATAAGGATGTTGCTACTTACAACGTGAGCCTACAAGGTACAGGCGCATACAACACAACAGGAACAGAGGTAAACCCAGAGGGAGTGATTATCGTAGGTGCTAACCCTGTAAAAACAAAAGGTTACACGGCAAGTGGTGGAGAAACATCAATTACATTTGCGGACACAATCGGTTATGCTTGTTTATACGTTTCAAGAGGTGGTGTGGATGCACAAAACATTTTAACAACTGGTACTCCAACAGGTGATGATGTTAGATTTGTAAGTTCAACTGGGGTGCTTACTTTTGGTAGACCATTAGAAGCTGGGGAATATATTAGAGGATTATTTCAATAAAATATTATGAGTCAATTACAAGTTACAGGCGAAGCAAAGATTAGGGATATACAAGGTCCAGTAGTGGCTAATAGTGGTGTTATAACCGCTTTAGATGGTGCTGCTTCACAATATGTAAGGGGTGATGGTACGTTAGCTGACTTCCCAACATCAACAGGTGGTGGTAGTTCGGTTAGTTACTATCTTAACTCAAGTGTTTCACAAGGCACTATCGGTGGGGTAGCTTATAGAGAACTAAGCAAAGAACCAATCATAGGTGCTGGAACTGACATTACTATTTCTGCTAATGGATATGTAGCAAGTTATATTACCGATGCTAACGACCCCGATGTCTTATCAGTGCCGGGCGGTAACTTTAATTGTGAGTTCTATTTTAGTGTAAATAACAACACAGGTAACCCTACAACTTACGCAGAACTTTATAAGTACGATGGTACAACTTTTACTTTATTAGGAAGTAGTCAAGCAGTTCCTGAATCTTTAAATCAAGGCACAACGATAGCACCTTATTACTTTGCTATTCCTGTGGCTACTGCTGCTTTAGCTTTAACGGATAGGTTGGCAATTAGAATCTATGTAAGCGTTGATGGTAGAGTTGTTACTTTACATACCGAGAATAGCCATTTATGTCAAGTTGTAACTACTTTCTCTAAGGGGATGGTTTCTTTGAATAACTTAACCGACCAATCTCAATTCATAACAACAGGAACAAGCGGAACGGACTTTAACATAGTTTCAAGTGGCGATACACATACTTTTAACCTACCTGTGGCTTCGGCTACAAATACAGGTAAATTAAGTAATACCGATTGGAGTACGTTTAATAACAAAGTTCCTTATACAGGTGCGACAGGAAGTGTTGATTTAGGCAATAATGATTTAACTGCAGATGGTATTTATGCACATAATATTGTGGCTACTAAAGATGGTATTGCTTCTGGTACTCTTGGTATTCAACAAGGAACAGGGTCAGGAGTTCCAGCGACAGGTTTTTCATTAATTTCATCTTCTGGTAATTTCTTTGAATTAAAAACTACAACAGGAATTGCTAATAGCAAACTAGCAAATATTGATTTAAGCGGTTTAACAAACAATACAACAAGAACATATACCCTACCTGATGCTTCAGGAACAATTGCTTTGACGAGCAACTTGAGTGCATACGTTCCATATACAGGTGCGAATAATTCAGTTGACTTAGGAGTATATAGCTTGAGTGCAGATACAGTTAATGGAGTTGGTATATTTTCAGTTGGTAGTGGTACACAAAGTGGTTTCATTGGTATAAAACAAGGAACTACATTTCTTGGTAATATTAGTGGATATAATAGTATTAATGCAAATGCAACAAAATTTATATTAACATCAGATGTAGGTTCAACAAATTATAAATCAGCAAGTTTTCAATTAGGTTCATTAACTAATAATACAGAAAGAACATTTACTTTACCTGACTTATCGGGTACATTAGCTTTATTAGAAGGTACGCAAACATTTAGCGGAGCAAAGACATTTAGTGCTTTAAGTAACTTTGATAATGTAATAAGATTAAAACAAAATTTAGCTTCATATTCAACAAGCAGTGGTTATACTACATTATTCTCAACAGAGGGAGGTGGTCAATATGGATTTGGTTTTTACAATGGTGGAGGTGCCTTAAATTCTTTAAATTTTACAACTGCAAGTTCTAATACCTACACATTCCCATCATCAAGTGGTACAATAGCATTGACATCAAACTTGTCAACTTATGTTCCTTATACTGGTGCAACTACAAATGTTAATTTAGGTGTTTATAGCCTTACGGCAAATCAAGTAATAGCAGGTGGGGCAGGTGTAAATAATGCAGGTACTTTTACAACATACGATGGTGGAGTTGCAACACAATTAATTGGTTCAACAGGTAATTTAAAGTTTTTCCCTTTATGGAATCCAAGTATTGGAGCAAGAATAAATGCAGAAAATAGTGCTGGTTCAGCATATATTCCTTTATCTTTTTATGCAAGTAATTTTTATTTCCATTCTAACGTAAACTTTAATTCTACAATAGGTAACGGAACGTATTCTTATACTTTACCAAGTGCAACAGGAACTTTAGCCTTAACAAGTCAAATCCCTGCTAATCCAGTTGGAGGCACAGGTACAACTAACTACCTACCTAAGTTTACAGGTGCAAGTACAATAGGGAATAGTCAGATATTTGATAATGGTACTAATGTTGGTATTAATACAAGTACTATTACAGCTATTGGTGGTGCAATAACAACTCTTGAAATAAAAGGAACTTCTGCGAATAATACACGCTCAGGTGGCATACGTTTATCATCAAATGATAATACACTTAATGCATTGATGTATTTTGAAAGTAGTAAATTAATATTTGGAACAGAGAGCAATAACCCAATTACGTTTACTACTAACAACTCAACTAAAATGACACTTGATTCTTCAGGCAATTTAGGATTAGGAGTTACACCGAGTGCGTCAAGTTTACCTACTATTGAAAGTGATTATGGTTTATTTGTTGGTAAAGCAGAAAACAATATAACATCTAATGCGTATTTTAATGCTTCTTGGAAATATACTGGAAGTGGATTTGCAACAAGATATAGTGCAAATTCTTATGTAGGACAACACGCTTGGTACACCGCCCCTTCAGGAACGGCAGGTAACGCTATATCATTTACCCAAGCAATGACCTTGTTTGCTAATGGTAACTTAGCAGTAGGCACAACCACCGATGCAGGATATAAGTTAGATGTTAATGGTACAGGAAGGTTTAGTGGGAATTTAGCAATAGCTGGTCAAACACTTTCTGCTTGGGGTGGAAATTTTGGAGTAATGCAATCATATTATGGTAGTTACTTTGGAGGAACAACTGGTGGTGGTACTGTTATGGGTAATAATAACTATTTTGATGGCACTAATTATAAATACATAAATACCGATTTTGCTGGTCAAATTCAAATAGGCGGTGGTAATATTTTATTGAGAGTTGCACCAAGTGGTACGGCTGGAAATAATGTAACTTATACAAACGCACTTACAATAGCTTCTACTGGTGCTGCTACATTCTCAAGTAGTGTAACAACTAATGTTGGTATTATTGGTAATAATTCAAACCATTTGTATTTAAGTTCAAATTCAAGTGGTGGTGAAATATCTTTTTGGGCAAACCAATTAGGTACAAGACTTATGACTATTACTGGCGGTGGAAACGTAGGAATCGGAACGAGTAGTCCAAGTGAAAGATTTGTTGTATCAACTAATAGTGCAGTTGCTGCTAAATTGATGGGTTCTGTTGGTGCTGGTGCTACAAATAATACACAATTAAGATTTTTTGGGAATCATTCAAATACTGATTTGTGGGCAATAGGTACAGAAGTTGCAACTGGTAGTACTGATAGAGCATTTGATTTCTATGATTTAGTTTCAGGTGCAAATAGAATGAGAATCACATCGGGGGGTGATGTTGCAATAGGAGATACAACT